TGACTGCTGGGAGCGGCCGGCCGACGAGCCGACCTGGCGCGTCCCGATGGCCGAGGTCGACGCGCGTCTCCGCGAGACCTGCCGCGACCGGACCGTCGTCGAGATCGCGTGCGACCCCTACCGCTGGGCTCGGCAGATGGAGGACTGGCGCGCGGCCGACCTACCGGTTCTTGACTACTCCACATCGTCGCCGGCGCGGATGGTACCCGCCTGGGCGAAGTTCCACGACGCGGTGCTCGGCGGTACGCTGACGACCGACGGAGACGCTCGGCTGGAGCGTCACGCGCGGAATACCATCCTGAAGACCGACCGTCTCGGACCGCGACCGGTCAAGGAGCACCGCGGTTCACCGCGGTCGATCGACCTCCTGATCTGCGCCGTCGGCGCCTACGACCGCGCGACCTACCACGCGACACAGCCGACGACCGAACCGGCCAAGGAGCCTCTCATCGCATGGGCGTGACCACGTATCGTGTCGCAGTCGCGCTGCTCATCGCGGGTGTCGCGTCGATCACGATCGGGCTCGCGCTCGTCGCCGTCCCGCTCGCCTTCATCGGCGGCGGTGCCATCGCGACCTTCATCGCCATCGACCACTTCCGGGAGACTCGCCCGTGAGCATCCTCCGATCTCTCGTCGCGCGATCGAGCGCGATGACGCCGACGCGCAACTCGATCCCGTGGGACTCGTGGCTGTCCTTCTTCACGTTCGACGGACACGCCTATCCGGCCGGGTTCACACAGACCTGGACCGAGGCCCGGCAGGAGATCGCGGACGGGACATTTCCATCGTTCGCTGGCGTCTACCGGTCCAACGGCGTCATCTACGCGTGTATGCTCTCGCGGTTCGCGCTGTTCTCCGAGGCGCGGTTCCAGTACCAGCGGTTCATCGACGGGCGCCCTGGCGACATGTTCGGCGACGCGACGCTCCGCCCGCTGGAGGCGCCCTGGCCGGGTGGCACGACGGGCGACCTGCTCGCTCGGATGCTGACCGACGCCGACCTGGCCGGCAACGCCTACGTCCTTCGAGAAGGCTCGACGCTGAAGAGACTTCGGCCCGATTGGGTAAGCATCCTGATCGGCTCGCCGGACGAGGCGACCGACGAGGGAGCGTGGGACCCTGACGCGACCGTGCTCGGCTACGCCTACCAGGTCGGCGGCCGGAACAGTCATAACGTCACGCGGTACTACCTCCCGTCGGAGGTCGCCCACTACGCTCCGGTCCCCGATCCGCTGTCCCGGTTCCGTGGAATGTCCTGGCTCACCCCGATCATCCGGGAGATCGCGGCGGACTCCGCGGCGCGCGATCACAAGCTGCGCTTCTTCGAGAACGGCGCGACGCCGAACATGGTCGTCCGGCTCGACAAGGACAGCAAGGCGTCGGCGAGCTCGCAGGAGTTCAAGGACTGGGTCTCGAAGATGCGCGAGCAGGAGCCTCGCGGCCGCGACTTCTACCGGACGATGTACCTCGCCGGCGGCGCCGATGTGACCGTCGTCGGAGCGGACCTACGGCAGCTCGACTTCAAGATCACGCAGGGCGCCGGCGAGACGCGCATCGCCGCCGCGGCCGGCGTCCCGCCGGTCATCGTCGGGCTCTCCGAGGGCCTCGCGGCGGCGACCTACAGCAACTATGGACAGGCGCGGAGACGCTTCGCCGACCTGACGATCCGCCCGCTCTGGCGGAACGCCGCCGGCTCGCTCTCGGTCATCGTGCGGCCGCCGGCCGGCGTTCGTCTCTGGTATGACGACCGCGACATTCCGTTCCTCGCCGAGGACCGGAAGGACATTGCCGAGACAGCGGGTCGCGAGGCCCAGACGATCAGTGGGCTCGTCGTCGCGGGCTTCACCCCCGACTCCGTGGTTTCGTCCGTCAAGGCGAACGACTGGTCACTGCTCCAGCACTCGGGCCTCTACTCCGAGCAGCTCCAGCCGCCTACTAACGCCGCCAGAACGCTGGCAGCGATGATCGCGCCCTACCTGCCAACCGGAGATGCCGCATGACGACCCCGACCGCTCCTCGCGACGATCTCATCCGCATGATCGACCTCCCCGCCGCCGAGCTGCGAGTCGCAGCGACGGCCGACGGGACGATCGGTACGCTCGTCGGCTACGCCGCGGTGTTCGATCGCGAGACGATCATTGACTCATGGGAGGGCAAGTTCCGAGAGATGCTCGTCCCGGGCTCGTTCGCTCGGACGCTGGAGCAGCGAGCCGACCGGGTGAAGGTCCTATTCAATCACGGCTTCGACCCGAGCATCGGCGACAAGCCGCTCGGCAAGCCCGAGAAGATCATGGAGAAGGCGGCCGGTCTGTGGACCGAGACGCCGCTCGACGACACGTCATACAATCGTGACCTCCGGGCGTCGCTCGCGTCCGGGGCGCTCGACGGGATGTCCTTCCGCTTCAGCGTCGTCAGGGAGGAATGGATCGAGCCCGACGAGGACGATGCCGCGTCGCTCCCGCTGCGACGCCTCCTAGAGGTCAAACTGTACGAGTTTGGCCCCGTCACCTACCCCGCCTATGAGGCGACCACGGCCGGCGTTCGCGCTCGGCCCGCGTACCTCGCGTGGCGGACCGCCCATCAGTCCCCGACTCTCGGACCCGCCGACTCTGGCACGCCGAGGTCAACCGATGAGACCGCCGAGTCCGGCACCTCATCGCTCGTCGTCGCGAGGCCCATCAAGGCCATCGCACAGGCCACGGCACGCGCTCGCGTGCTCGCATCACTAGGAGACACCTCACAATGAGTGAGATCGCCAGCATGACCGTCCCGGCCCTCGCGGCCAGGTCGGCTGCCATCGCGGGCGAGATCGACGAGCTCAACGCCGTCCCTGAGTGGACGGCCGACCAGCAGACTCGGTTCGACGCCCTCAACACCGAACTGGGCGACCTCGAGGCGCGGGGCAAGGTCCTCGCCGCCCGCGACGACGTCCGTTCGCGCGCCGCACGACTCGCGACCTCGGCCGAATACGAGGCCCCGATCGTTCGCGTCGCGAAGACCGCCGACGACGCGTTCGACCTTCGGACGCTGTCGTTCGCCGCGTCCCCGGGCGAGGTCCGGGCGCGGGCCATCACCGCGATCGAGAAGATGATCGAGGTTCCCGACTACGCCAAGCAGCGAGCGACCGAGGTCGTGTCGCGGCTCCCGGCCGAGGTCGCCCAGCGGGTCCTGCTCACCGGCTCGACCGACTACCGCACCGCCTACCAGAAGGCGATGGTCGGTCAGTCGATGCTCTGGACTCCGGGCGAGCGTGACGCGTTCCGCGCGGCGCTCTCGCTGACGGGCGCCACCGGCGGCTTCGCCGTTCCGTTCAACCTCGACCCGACGATCATCAGCACCAAGAGCATCTCGACAAACCCGTTCCGCCGGATCGGGCGCGTCGTGACCGGCGTGACCGACGACTGGAACGGCGTCACCAGCGCTGGCGTCACGGCGTCGTTCGACGCCGAGGCGGCCGAGGTCAGCGACGACAGCCCGACGCTCGTGCAGCCGTCAATCACCGCTCACATGGCGCGAGCGTTCGCCCGCGGCTCGATCGAGATCAGCCTGGACTGGGCCGCGATCGAGTCCGATCTCCGGACGCTGTTCCAGGAGGCGAAGGACGACCTGGAGGGCGCGAAGTTCGCGCTCGGCTCCGGCTCCGGCGAGCCGTTCGGCATCGTGACTGCGCTCGCCGGCACGGGCTCCGAGATCAACGCGGCGACCGACGACGTGTTCGCGATCGCTGACGTGTTCTCCATCGAGGGTGCGCTCCCGGCGAAGTACCGCACGACCGTCCTCGACGGCACGGCCCAGGCTTCGCGAGCGTCGTGGGTGGCTAACCACGCCATCTACAACCTCATCCGGCGGTTCGACACGCAGGGCGGCGCGGGTCTCTGGGAGACCCTCGGCGGCGGGCGTCCGAACCTCCTGCTCGGCTACCCGGCCTATGAGGCGTCGGGGATGGACAGCACGGTCACGACGAGCGGCGCCGTGTCCAACTACATCCTCGCGATCGGCGATTTCCGCCACTACGTTATCTATGACCGGATCGGGTTCAACCTCGAGTTCATCCCGCACCTGTTCCACACCAGCAACAACTTGCCCTCCGGGCAGCGCGGCTGGTTCGGCTACTGGCGCGTCGGCGCGGACAGCGTCAACGATGACGCGTTCCGCCTGCTTGACGTCCCGAGCGCCGCGTAACCTCGCGGCTTCGGACAACCGGGGGCTCGGGCTTCGGCTCGGGCCTCCCGGCCCTACCTCCACTAAGCGCAGAAGGAGTTGACTCGATGCCTCCCGATCGCCTACTCCGT